CTGTTGAAAAGACCCACCTGCAGGGCATGGGGGACTATAAGGCAGGTAATGCGCACATCGAGTGTAAGAGTCTGTCTGACCTCATCCAGTCGACGTTCAGCGGTCACCTCATGCGCCAAATCGAGAACCTTGACGCCAACTGCGAGCGCGTCATCCTCGTCGTGCACGGGGACATCGCTAAGCACGTGGCTATGTCCAAGAAGCAAGGTCGACCTGTGACCTACGCTAAGACACAGGACATGATTCTGGGCATTTTTGCCCGCATCACGGCAGACTTTGACTGTCACATCTACCGCGCCAAGGACTACTCCGAGGCGGCCATGTTCATCGCTAAACTGCACAGCAAAATGCAGAAACCGGCAAGCACTCATGGCGCGAAGGCTGTCACACGAACCAGCACCAATGACGTACGCGCAGACATGTTGCTTGCAGTCCCCGGATTTGGACCGGAACTGGTTCAAAATACACTGGAGCGATGCGGCTCCATTGAAGAAATGCTCTATCCCGAAAGCCTCAAACAGGTGAGAGGCCTCGGTCCGAAGTTGCGTCAGCGACTCCTTGAAGTGTTGACTTCTGAGGAGCCGGTTCGCGTGACAAAGACCTACGGGAGAGGAGGGTACAGCCATGATGGAACATCGAGCAGCGAACTATGAATGCACCAAGAAATACCCTACACTGAGGGGCTACCTTGAGCACTTCAACATGTTCAGCAGAAACAATGAGATTCCGGGCCTGCTGTCCTTCTTCTTCATCCTTGGTCAAGCGGCCATCCCATATGTCCGCATCCCTGTAGGTGGGAGCAACCTCGACCCTCGTGTCAGCATGTTTTGGATTCAGGACACCCGGACAGGCAAGTCGGCAGCCTACGAGGTCATCGAGAGAGTGCTGCTGGAGGCCGGGCTGAACAGCATGGACTACAACTCTGGCAACGACGCCGCTCTCGTGGGCACGCTGGTCCCTGACCCGGATTCGGAAGACCAGCGAAACCCAGACATGATTGTGCGCCCCGGCATTCTTGCCGGGCGCAAGGGGCTCAACTTCGATGAAGGTAGCATCATCCTCAAGACAGGGCAGCACAATGAAAACACCACACTCTTTCTCCAGTCCGCCCTAAACTCAGCGGGTACTGGACGCAACGAACTCACGAAGCACATGGCTCGCGACACGTTCAGCGTCAAATCTGAGGTATCTCTTTGGATTACCACCTTCCCGCCAAAAGGCATCAAAGAACACGTGCTCGACAAGGGTATTTTTCAGCGTGTCCTCACGTACTGGCGGCACTGGACGTTGGACATGAAGCGCCAAATCAACTACGAGTTGGCCGACGCAGTACACGATGACTCAGAGCCGGAGATGCCATTCGACGAAGTCGTACAGTTCTTCACTGACTTGCAGAAGCGACTTAAGCGGCGCATCCTCGACCTCGCCGACATCCCGCCAATGGAGTGGGATGAGATGTCGGAAGACGACCAAGAGCAGGTTGTCATGGGTCTGATGAAGCGGACGTTCACCATCGACGACTCATACAGGCCAGCCCTCTACATGGCGATTGATGAGTATTACAGCATCGTTGAGCCGCTCGGACCGGACAAGCAAGGTATCTGCTCTTCTTTCGTCATGGGACTCCAGAACTACACCAACATCCTCGCTCACCACATGGCCATGATTGAGGGTGTGTGGGTCGTGCGCGGTGACCACGTCGACATGGCGCGCGAAATCCTCTACGACCTCTACGGGAACCTCATTCAGTGGCTTGAGTCTGAAGTCAACATTGGCGCAGGTGCCAGTGAGAAGAAGAAGATGCAGGACTTCTGGCGTAAGTCGTTTGAGCAGTGCGAACTCTTCGATTTCGACGACACCCGTGGTCAGGGCTGGGCCAAGAAGAGCGAAGTCATGGAAGCCTTCGGGAAAATGGCCAACTACAGCAGCCACGGGTCCATCAACACGAAGTTCAACGATTACGGGGCAGAAATGTTCGTTGATACGCGAGAATCTGTGCGAGTCTACATCAGACTGCGACCTGAGTTCAGGAAGGGCGGTGCGTGATGTGGAACTTAAGTGCACCGAATGCGTTATGTGCTCGACTCTCGTGGGTGCCTTTATCGGAGGCTGGACTTTTGGAAAACATCATGGGCAGGAAGTCGTTATGTGCGACTGGTGCTTTGGCTGCGTGGAGGAATGCGTGAATGGTCGTAAAAATGCTGGCTCTTGACATTGAAACTGCAAACTACTCGCACGAGATTGGCGGTTGGGGGCAGACGCATTTGTTTGAGCCCACCGTCGTGGCGACATGGGACGGCGAAAACGGCGTGGTCTACTGCAACGAGCCCGTCACCAAGTCACTTCCTGAAGGAACGGTCGTCAAGGAGTTGCACCCGCAAATCATTGGCGAAGACCTTGCCAATCACGTCAACCAAGGCGGCCTCATACTGGGTCACAATCTCAAGAAGTTCGACCTTCCTATCATCCGCGATGCTCTCGACTGCTGGGCGGCGGGCGACATCCTCACCAAGTCCGACGAGCAGGTGTTTGACACCTCAGCGCTTCTGCGCGCCATCACGGGGCACGCTGTGCCCCTGTCGGACGCTTGCGAGCACACCCTCCAGAAGGGCAAACTGATGACGAGTCACGACGCGCCCATCGAATGGCGCAAGGGCAACTTTGGCAAGGTCGCCGAATACTGCTTGAAGGATGCAGAACTCACCTACGAACTTTGGCAGCATGGTGTGACGGAAGGCTTCGTGAAAGCCCGCTGTCGCCACACTGGCGAAGTGAAGGAGTTTGAGGTAGACTGGTGATACACATGAACGAGACTGAGGGGAACACGAGCGCTGTAGTGCACAACATCCGAGCGGCCAAGCGGGCCGTGTCGACGGTGAAAACGACACTGGGGCCGATGGGAATGGACAAGATGATGGTCGACGCAGGCGGGAACGTCATCGTCACCAACGACGGTGCGACCATTCTGCAGCAGTTGGACATCACTCACCCTGCGGCCAAGATGGTCGTCGAGGCTGCCAACACGCAGGAAGACGTCTGCTACGACGGCACAACCAGTACCGTTGTGCTTGCCGGTGAATTGCTGGGCAACAGCGAACTGCTGTTCGGCAAGGGCCTCCACGCGAACATCATTTGCCGTGGCTATCGCAAAGCAGCCGCTTGGGCCGTCGAGCACCTAAACTCATTGACCGTCGAAGCCCCTCTGAGTAAGATTGCACAGACTTCCATCACAGGAAAGGCGCTTGAGTCCAGCATGGACCACGTCAGCGAACTGTGCGTGACTGCGGCCAAGAACGCCAACGGCGACTACTCCCGCATTCGGGTGCTTTCGCAGCCGGGTGGCTCGCTGGACGACTCGTACTGCTTCCACGGCGTGGTGCTGCACAAGGAGTTCATGCTCCCGGCCATGCCTGACGAGCCTGCGCCCAAGGTGCTGCTCATCAACACGGGCCTTGGCGACGGGAAGAAGGACGACAACGTGCAAATCAGCCTGTCCTCTGCGCAGGAGTATCAGCAGTACCGGAAGCAATCCAGTCGAGACGAGTGGATTCAGAAGGCTACGGACATCATCAACACCATGCCTGACGGAGGCGCCGTGTTCTGCAGGGACACCGTCAACGAGGTCGTTGCAGCGGCTCTGGCCAACGCCAACATCGCTGTGGTCCACCGCGTGCCAGAGAGCGACATGACGGCGCTGGCCCGGCTTCTGGGCACCACCGTGTACCACAGCGTTGAGGACGGTGGGAAGGTGGCTTCTGACGCGCACATCAAGTGCGAGACCATAGGCGACATGCGCTACGTCGTCGTTGAAGGCGAAGGCGAGGTGACCACTCTCGTTCTGCGAGGAGCGACCCGTCAGACGCTCGACGAGACAGAGCGCGGCTTTGAGGATGCTCTGGGTGTCGTTTGTTTGGCTCACAACAGCGGGAAGACCGTGGCTGGCGGCGGCTCTGCTTACCTCAGCGCTGCCCTCCACCTGCGCGCCCGTGCGGCCGAAGCCGGAGGGCGTGAGCAGATGGCCATTGACGCCTTTGCAGACGCTCTGGAGGGCATCCCTGCCACCATCGCTGAGAACGCTGGCCACGACCCGCTGGACACCATCCTGACGCTACGCAACGAGCACATGCAGGGCAACAGCGATGCTGGGCCAGACATCGAGAATGGCGGCGCTTGTTCCATGATTGAGGCTGGAGTGTTTGAGCCCCTTGAACTGGTGCGACAGGCTGTGCAGTCAGCCAGCGAAGTGACCATCAGCATCCTCCGAATCGACGACATCATCGGAAAGCGAGGTGAATGAGATGTGCCACATCTGTAGGGCTGTAGAAATGCTTGCTGAAGAGGAAGAGTGAACGCGAAGTCGCATAATCACCGCATTTTCTCAGCCCTATTCCTGAGAAAGGTGGAGAGGCGACCGCCTGCTCGTTTCGACACCGGCTCTGCGCGGCGCTTACGCTCGCCTTTGAAGCCCAGTTGTCCGTGAAACCTCACGTAAGAGCAGAAAGGGCACTCGTGCAGCACGGCCAATTCACCGCTGACGTAGCGACCAGAGATGCTACGAGGCAGAGCGATACGCCTGCAGTTCTCGCACTCCTGTTTGAGCAAGTCGACGAATCGTCCCATTCATAATCACCTCACGGGATTGGCCCGTGAGTAGCAGCGACGAAACTCGCTATACGGTTGATGGCCTCTTCGATGGACGTGGGCGGAGGCCCTGTCCAATCAACGGGCGAGCCGGGAGGGACGATGTTGAACAAATCAGCACCCGCGCTACCCACCGCAACATAGGATGCGTCCGTCAGGTTGCTTGCAGCCGTCAAGTCACCGTTGGCGTCGGCAACGAGTACCGCGCTCGTCACCGTCTGCCTGATGGTTCCGTTGACGTGCAACGTCTGAGAAGGAGTGGTCCCAATGCCAACCTTCCCATCAGTCGCAATTCGCATCCTCTCAGGGCTTCCTGTTCCGGTTTTGAAGACCATTGGTTCACTCGATGAATAGGCTTTGATTTCAGCAATAGACGCCGTAGGCGAACTCCCATAACCCAAAACGAGTGAGTTCGTTTGCACTTCCTCAGTAGCGAGCAGGGACCCGGCGACCTTGACTTCCGTGTTCGGGAAGGAAGGGTCGTTGTCGCCGTAGATGATGAGTCGGTCGAGGCTGCTTCCACCGTCGTTGACTCGGAGGATGATATCTTTATTCAATACGGTGTTCTCAATGATGGCGTCACCCGTTGAGGTTGAGAAGTCCAACCCGGCCTCACCCTCCACGGCTGCAATAGCCTGAGCGTCGGTGTAGGAGCCTGCACTTGCGAGCGCCGTGTCGATGCCGCTCAAGTGGCCTTCGACGGTGGCTGCTGAGGGCGTGTAGTTCGTTGCACTCGCCGCAGCGGTCACTTGGCTATCGTCGACAGTCAGCGCAGCCTGATGCTGCGTGACGGACGACTGGGTTATGTTGGCATCTGGCACATTCGCCCACGTTACCGACGCAGTCAGGTCGTTCGTTTCCGAAAGAAGGTAGCCCTGAAGGTCTGAAATCTGCGACTCCGTAATCGAGAGAGCCGCTTGGTGCTGCGTCACGTTGCTCTGTGCGATGCGCGCATCGGCAAACGTACCGCTACCGATGGTGCTCGCCGCTTGAGTGCCGGTGTGCGTGGCCCTGTCGCGAAGGTTGGCGTCCGTGTCGTTAGCAATAGCGCCCGCAGCAATCCCGTCCAATTTTGTGTGGTCAGCGTCTGTGAACACGTTGGAGTCCGTAGCCGCCTCCACTGCAGCGCGAATCTCAGCATCCGTCTGGTCAGCAGTTGCGCCGGTTTCAACCCCGGTCAACTTCGTGCGCTCTGCAGCGGTCATCATCACCTTGGTCGTGCCGTCCGCAAGGTCGTCAGCGTCGAGGCTCACTGCTCCAGTTTGAGTGTTCACCGATGCCACTGGAGCAGCAGCGGCTGCACCCGCAGCGTCAACGAAAGCCGAGTCGTTTGTGAGTTCACTGATGTTGTCAGAGGCGCGCAGCACGGCATTTGCTCCAATTTTGGGTCGGTTGCTCGCACCGCTGTCGAGCCACAAGGTGTTCGCAGCCACACCGCCGGGGTTGGCGGCCTGCGGGTCCAATTCGAGCCCAGTGGGGTCGATGAGGCCGGTGACGGTCAACTTGCCGTTCACCGTCAATTCACCGGCTGCACTGTCCCACGACAGGTCTGCATCGCTGGTAAAGCCACCTGCACCGTCCGACAACTGTACGAGGCCAGAGGCACCACTGGAAGATGGGAACGATGATGATGCCGCAATCACTTGGTGCCAGTCGGTTCCGTCGTAGACAAATCGGGCAGATTCGCCGACCGCGATGCTGACGTTGATGGGGGTCGCACCGTGACCGCCCACTGTTGGGTCAAACGTCAGCGTGTGCGCCCCTGCCTTGTGGTAGATGTCTACGACATGCCCGGCGGGGAAAACCCCGTTCGCCGCAATCGTGCGGTTCGCGTCGGTAGTGATAACCCAGATGTTTGCTTCGTCGAAAGTGAACGTGATGTCCGCCGACGTCGTGATGTTTTCCAGCCGGTCAGGCCCAAGCACGTGCACCCCAGTCACAGGCGTAGTGTCCAGATTGCCGGGGATGGCTGCCAGAATGACGCCGTGCTTTCCTCCGGCGGTGTCTTCGCGGTGCGTTTGCCAGATGGCACCAAAGGTGCTGCCCGTCAAGTCACCGTCTTCGGGAGACGAGAAGAAGGCGTCTGGGTTGGTCAGTGCGTTGGAGGCAGCGACGTCGCCAATGCCGCCTTTGGTCATAGGCGTCAGGTAGAGAGGGCTGTTCCTGAGGAACGTGCGCCGGTCGTGAATGACTGGTCCGCTGAGGCTCGCGGTCACGTTGGCCGAGCCGCCTGCCATAGAGTAGCGAATCACGCCCAGCACAGTTGTCTGATGGTTGAGGTCGGTGTTGCCAGAAATGCTCGGTGTCGACAGGAAGCGGTTCGGAATGAGAGGCGTACCGCTGGAGGGTGCTGCAGGGGTGCCCATCTCGTACATCACGTGAGCCTCTGGGGTGTTGCGCCCGACGAGGTAGACGACCACGTAGACGTCGCTGTTGGAGCCCGGCACGCTGGGAAGGTCACCGCTATGATTAGCCCCTGCCCCAGTGGTCCCCACGATGAACGTCTCGTAGGAGCCCGGACCGTTGGCGAACTGGTAGAGGACGCCGTCGAGAACGCAGTAGCCACCGTAGACTTTGACTTCTCCTTGGGCAGCGCCGATTTGCAGGTAGCCGGGGGTGTTGGCCACCACGCTGTTTCTCAGCGAATCGCCTCGCGCACCGTCACCCAGACGCATGATGCCGTTTCCGTGCAACCCTTCGTAGAGGTTGGTGAGGCTGGGGCTGGTTAGCCCGTCGTCATCGCGCAGGCCTTGCGCATCGCTCCCCATGCCAGTGGCGCTGGTGTGCCCTGCGGTCGGATTGGTCAAATGCTCACCTCAATGATAGCCGAGAACTTCACTTCGTTGTTGCTTGTCTTTTCCACAGCGTTGTACGTGTAGCGCATGAAGTCAGTCGTGTCGGTTGAGTCGGCGGGATTCTTATAGCGAATGACCACTTCTCTGAGCGGGCGTGTGAATGTCGTACTGAGAGGCAGGCGGGCTTCGACTATCAACGTGTTGTCGTCAACGACCCTGACGTTCGGGGTCACGACCACCGCTGGGTTGCCGATACCCCCATCCTGCTGGGTGGCGACGGTGCCGTCAAAGCCGAAGACCACCTCGTTGATGCGGTCGCGCAGCGTCTCAATCAGAAATCTCGTCCCTTCGTTCAGTAGCGGCATATCATCCCCTCCGGCTGTTCATGTAGCGACTGTGCACGGCACCGATGCGCAGGTGGTTGTTCCCAGCCTCTGGCAGTGGCGCTTCGGACAAGACGAACAACTCTTCGTCGTCGTCCATGGCGTGAACGCTGCTGGACTTGATGACGACTGAGGTAGGCGTCACGGATGCCACGTCGATGTGGCCAAGTTTGTTCCCGTTGCGCTTGAACACCTCTTGGTTGTCGGACGTGAACACGGTGTCGGCAGCCACACCGTCCGTGGTGAACGTCGTTGTGCCCGACGCATAACCACCACCGTTGTTCACGAGGACGCCTGTGCTTTGAAGCCGGAGTGAACCATTGATGCCGCTCCGGTCGTGTGTCCCGACCGTCAGCCCTACGCCACGGTTCATGTCTACGCGCTCGGCAATCTGCCACGACACGCGGAACTTGAAGCCGAACGACGTAGAGAACTCCTCGACAGCGAACTGCCTGTTCCGCTCTTCGTTGGCTTCGATGTTGCCGCTGACGTCAATCTCCTGAAACCGCTGCAGAACGTCCTCAAGGGACACGCTGACTGAGTTCACGTGCAGATTACTGGTGCGCGCATCGAGGTCAATGTCGCTTCCAAGCACGACGTATCGCTCGTTGTCCGTGCGCGTTTGGTACGACACCATGTCGCCGGGGTGCATATGCGTCGCACCCACAACCTCGGTCAGGACCTTGGAGCCAGTCGCGCTGTTTGCCATCTTGAGCATGCGCTGTCCGATAGCCTTCGCACTGGAGCGCGTCATCGCTGTGGGTGCATGAATGCCACCCGGCACTTCCAGAACACCGGCCCCCTGACGACCGAAGTCGTCGACCTGCACGACGTTGCTGTGGTTGTTTGCCCGCGCTCGGCCGCGAACGACGACCCTGTTAGGGGCACTGTCGGTGCTGTCGTCGATTTCACCGCCCAGAACTCTGTTCTCGGCCACAAAGAACTCCCGCTCGATGTTTGACTGCGGGAAGTAGCAGAGGTTGCCGTAGCGGTCGCCGCGAGGGCTGTAGCCGTCGTGCTTGGACAGGTACCGAAGTGCAGTGAACGCCTCGACGCCGTAGAAGTCGCGGGCCAAAAACGTGCCACTGGGCTGCTTTGCCCGCACGCCATTGATTGACGACGTGTTGGCTTTCGCCACGCGGGCTGCGAGGTCAGAAGTTCGCAGCCCCACGCCAACTTTCTGAGCAAAACGAATGGTTCTGTCGGTGAAGCCGATGGCGTTCAGCCCGCTACCCTTCAGGTTCTCCAGCCGATAGCGCGTGCCCTTGGTGGCCGCCTCAGACTGCGACAGGACGAGTGCTTGGTCGTGATGCTCGGCCCCGACCGCCAAGGCTGGGAGAGGGGTTGAGGTCGTGACCTTATCCTCGTCGTAGAACAGCGCACCCTCGTAGCGCATGCTATCCGTAGGGTTGTGCAGGATGCGAACCGTGTCCTCTTCCTCGATGAGGCGGTAACGTCGCTCTGCAGTAGGGACGAAGTCAGATGCAGTGGGCAACTGCGCCGCGAACCCAGCCTTGATGCGGGTGTACTCGGCATGGCGCACTGCGTTGTCGACGAACCGAGGCTTGCGCACGCGCTTCATCACTGTGTTCTGAGCCGCATCAGCGCGCCCAGTCACGGTGTTCTTACCAAGTGCCATGGTGCCTCACTCTTCGCTATGGTCTCCGGTGTTGAAGGAGGTGTCGCCCTTGCTACCCTTCGGATGCAGCGTTTGGCTGTGGCGCGGCTGCACGCTGTAATCGCCCTCGTCGTCGTCAATAGAGCGGCGGCTTGCGTCAGCGCGGAAGTGCTCCAGCGTGTTCTCAGACATCACCATGCGCGCAACTGGTGAGCGCACGTCAGTCTTGTCGAAACCAGTGACGTCGACGCCCTGAATCTTCGGACCGTTGCTGTCCGCCGTGGTAGGTGCGTCTGGGTCAACGGTGTAGACGGGGGCATACGGTGGGTTGCTCGGCGTCCCTGTGCGTGCGCTGGGAACGTCGCTGGTGAAGAGACCGTACTTGCCGCCGGCAGTAGCGCGGAAGAAGTTGGAGCCTGTCTGAGGTCCTGTTGTGTCGACAAACGGTCGGAACATCTGGCTGTGGCGGTAGTCCAGCCCGTGCGCAGGTCTGTAGATGAACTGGATGGTGCTGTCCGTGTAGTTCACGTTCTCCTTGGTCGGGTCGTGGTCTGCGTCCTGATAGGGGTTGGATGATGAAGACGCACCGGCTTTGCCCCAACCCTTGACGTCGAGGACGCCTGCGTGCTTGCTCCATTCC